AGTTTCGGATTCTTTACATCGAGATAGAAATCACCACCGACAGCAGATCGGAGAGTGCTGATATCTTTCTTGAACTTGGAAGTAATAGTCATCTTCTGTATGGATTACTCTGTAATTATAGAGGGTATGATCTCATAGGTCAAGGGGCCAGTCGTAGAACTGACCCAATAGGGATTGTGAGGATCGAACTCACCTTAGGCAAATTATGAGTTTGCTGCATTCACCAGATTGCTAAACCCCCAAGGTAGGACTGCTGAGAATTGAACCCAGTTTGCGCCCTTATAAGGAGCGAGCATTAACCAATATGCGACAGTCCCTCAGGATCCTTCATTGTTCTGTTCTGTGTATATGCGTATGAGTTCATCATCCGCCGGAACCATCACTGCCTTTTCCCCTTTGTCATTCTCTATACCTATTGTCTCTCCATTTTCAACTCTTTCCATAAGAGTTTCCCAATTCTCTTGCCAGTATTTCACTGAATAAAATTTCATAGTTGATTATATGTATAAAAGAATCATACTTCAGATTATCTAAACTGAGATAACTTCTGTGATGGGAGATACAAGGATCGAACTTGTGACAATCTCGGTGTAAACGAGGTGCTCTACCTCTGAGCTAATCTCCCTAGTAGTCTGTCATCAACACACCATTTAGATGATCAATCTCATGTTGAACAACACGAGATTCCCATGATTTGAGTTTCCACTTTTTATACTTACCGCTCAAATCTTGAAACTTGACTGATATCTTTATTGGTCTAGTCAAATCAAAGTACATACCAGGAATGCTGAGACAACCTTCCTGAAGATTACAAGTGTTTATGGAATGCCACTTAATAACAGGATTAATCATTTCTTGGGTTTTATTATCCAAAAGTTTAACAACAATCACTCTGATATTCTTACCAACTTGAGGAGCTGATAGACCCATACCATCAGCATGAATCATAGTTTCTTTCATATCTTCGATTAACTTTCTAACCTCATCAGTCAGAATAACAGGACAAGATTCTTTTCTTAGTATCTCATCACCATCTTTTAGTATCTCTAAAATCATTACTCTTCATCTGGTTGAGATACCCTATGAGTAACTTCTGCCCAATCTTTATCAAAGATCTCAAGACCTTTATCAGTTAGTATATGATCATACATTTTCTTAAAGATTTCAGGAGGCATTGTCACTACCTGAGCTCCATTATAATAAGACCTAACAACCCTCTGAACACTACGAATTGAAGCTGACAGAACCTGAGTTTTCATACCATGAATACGATACAACTCAGAAATAGACCTGACTACTTCAAGACCAGCGACGGATTGATCATCCAATCTACCTATGAAAGGAGAGACATACTTAGCTCCAGCCTTAGCTGCTAAGATTGCCTGAGCCGCTGAGAAGATCAGTGTGACATTCACATTGATACCCTCTTTAGAAAGGTAATTACAAGCCATCAAACCATCTTCAGTACAAGGTACTTTAATGGTAGCTACAGAACCAAAACGATTATAGAGTCTCTGACCCTCCTTTACCATCTCATTAAAGTCACCTACGACTTCCATACTGATATCTTTGATGCCAATATCTTTGATTGTCTCGTAGACATCAACAGGACTTTTACCACTCTTCATGATGAGAGTAGGATTAGTAGTGACTCCATCAATCAAACCAGTATTATAACACTGACGAATGATACCTGTATCAGCAGTATCTAAAAAGATTTTCATTGAAACTTGGAACTGAATAGATGAGTAATATTTATAGCAAGTGGTGGGGAGTGATAACACTCCCCAGACCTCTTCACACGGAAGGGAAATTCGGGATTAACCCGAAGCCTCTGACAAGATTTGAACTTGCGACCTGAGCTTTACAAAAGCCCTGCTCTACCACTGAGCTACGGAGGCATACACTATACTTATCCGTATGCTATATGGGCGTCACACCCAGTATACTGACAGTTTATAATGAAGTAGGACAGGAACCCTTCCTGAACATCCAAAGGGGGTTAATTCCACCAAGTATTAGTGGCACCTTTGGTTGGAACGTCTCAAGTTCCTAACTCCTCCACCTGGACTCGAACCAGGGACAGGGTGATTAACAGTCACCTGCTCTACCAACTGAGCTATAGAGGATTGAACGGGTCAGGAGGGATTCGAACCCCCGACCAACGCATTAGAAGTGCGTGGCTCTATTCCACTGAGCTACTGACCCAAGAGGTAGTTCCTATCGCCGCTAACTCTGAACTACCAAGGGAGTTACCGCAGTGGTGTCTCAACCACTTCTCTAATTTAACAGACCTATTCCCGACTGCCAATAGCCCTCTTGGAATGTCTCGGAACCACCACCAAGTGGTGGTAGAGGGTCCAATTGAAGAGTGATTGATGCACTCTCTGTGGATATATCATACATCAACTGATGAATGTTCTCTGGTTCTTTACTTACACCCCAAGAACCACCAACCCCACCATCCATGTTGACAACAATATCATCTTCTTCTCGAACACTATACAATTTCATATACTCCATTTGTGTTTCTGTCATAATAGGTTCACTAAACCATTCATCATAGGGACATATCATTGGTGCTGGATAGGTCATGTTTGCCAGTGATAGTGAAAGAAGTTACCTTTTTGATCGCACATTGGATCTTCTGATACGACACGATGTGGTAACATTCTTTGTCCTTTAAAGTCAGTCCTATCCCCAATGATTTCATATGCTTGTAGAAGTTTAGAACGACCAAGTTCGGATTTAAATTCATTTACCAAAGTAGTGGGAGCAACAGGTCTCCAATAATCAAATCCTTGATACTGGCCAGGAGCATATACTACATCAGCAACAGTGTTAGGGTAATAGGGAGATCTAACACGATTGAGGATAGACACTGCCACACAGTACTCATCCATGGTATTAGGTCTTGCTTCAACCTTGACCGCTCTTGTTAAGTGGTCATAATCGACGGCACTAAGTGCCAGAATCGTTTCCAAAATCATAGTAATCTTTTCTATAGTACCTACCTAGGACATTGCTATTGTAGTAGGCAGGGGTTCCATCTGTCAAGCCCTCTGTCAACACATTATTCAAAAACAACTGACGGGTCTCTTCATAGTTCACTTTCCCAGGCGTTTTGTGTAGACTCAGTATAGTTCTCCTAAAGGAATCCCTTCCGAACTGTTTAACATCTTCTTTAAGCTCTGGACAACTACCGTAGTATTTTCTCCAGTCACTTTCAGATGTAACTCTCCTTGGTTTGGGATTACCAACTGTAGGTCTAGGCTTTCGTTTTTGCCAAAAATACTTTCTCCCAATGTATTGTCGTTGGTTTGTGAGATTGGTAATGTTATAAACAAAACCGTGAAAGTCCCGAATAAGGCTCCCGTCAAACACGCTGCCGTTATATCTCCAGGGATTGGGGTACTCAGGGTACTCTTGATTTTCTTCCACATGATAAATTTTCATCTACCATATTTAGTGGCTCCTCATGGAACCACCAATCATCTATCTTTTTTGCTTTCACTGGGGGAGTAAGAGGTTCAATATCCTCCATTTCCCACCAGATATCTTCAAAGTTTGAATCCTGAGAAGGTGTCTTTTTTGACATCTTGTTTGATTCCTCCAACAACATAACTCTCTACTTCTGTTTCCTGTGGTGCCACTTGAAGTCCTTTAGAAGAAATCCAATGCTGAGTCCATGGTAGTGGATTATTCTTTGCAGCAATGTCATAAACAGGTTTCATACCAAGTGACTTAAGTCTGCGATTAGCTGTCCACTCAACATACTGTTTCAAGAGAGTATCATTCAGACCAATCATTGATCCATCTTTGAATAAGTAGTCAGCCCATCTTTTCTCCTCGTTTACTGCCCTGTCATACATGGCATAAACCCACTCTTCTTCTTCCTTGGCGATCTGTTTCATCTCGGGATCATCACCCTGTTTCCACTTGTTCAAAATATTTTGAGTGATGGCAAGGTGTTGATTCTCATCTCTAGCAATAAGAGAGATAATCTTTGCTGAACCTTCCATGAGTTTAAGTTCACCAAAAGCAAAGCTGCAAGCAAAAGAAACATAAAACCGAATTCCTTCAAGGATATTGACATTTGCTACTGCTCTATAAAGCTTTCGCTTAACGTCAAGACGAGACCAATGTGCAGACGGTGAATCTTTCCAATCTTCCTCCCACATATGACCAGCACCCCATTCATGTGCACTTCTAATGAAGTCGTCATAAGATTCTGTTACACTCGAAGCACGTTCTAGAATACGTGGATCAGTAACAATCTTATCAAAGATCTCTGATGGGTCTGCATATATGTTCTTGATAATATAAGTATAGGAACGACTATGAATCATCTCCATAAATCCCCACACTTCCATACATGCTTCCAGTTCAGGAAGTGAACAGTATGGAATAAACGCCATACCAGGTCCACGACCTTGAATAGAATCCAACATGATCTGATACTTCAGATTAGAAGTATAGATATGTTTTTGTTCTGGTCTAAGTGTTTGATAATCACCACGATCCTTCTGTAGAGAGACCTCCTCAGGTCTCCAGAAGTAACCTAACTGTTGAGTTGTCAGTTTATCAAAGATAGGATACTTATAAGAATCATATCTTTGGACACCCAGTGGTTTACCAAAAAACATTGGTTGTTTCTTCGTATTGACCTGTTCCGTATTGAAGACAGTCATGCCTTCAATCTTTTTCACACTATTCACTTCTGATGACACCCTAAACTGCACAGGATTCACACTCTCCCTCCTCGGTTTGTTCTAATTCTGTTAACAATGAATCTAATTTGGTTCTTGTATCCTCTTCTTCTACCTCATCAGTCTTGAGGTCATTTGTATTTTGATAGTAAGAGGTCTTCCATCCATACTTATATGTAGTCAAGAGATCATTTGCCATTTGTGACACGGGGACCTCATTATCTGGATAATTTTCAGGATTATAAGACCAGTTTCCAGATATAGCTTGGTCAAAGAACTTCTGCATAACTGCTACAATTTTAATGTAACCTTCATTACTTTCCATCTCCCACAAGAGAGTATAGTTGTTTTTCAAAGTTCCATAGGAGGGAACAATTTGTTTAAGAGGTCCCTTCTTGGATTTCTTAATGGACAAGTAGTCCCTGGGTGGTTCAATTCCATTGGTTGCATTTGACACAACGGAACTGCTTTCCGATGGCATTTGTGCGGACAGTGTTGAGTGCCTGAGACCGAACTCATTGATAGATGCCCTAAGAGACTTCCAATCATGTTGCAACTCCTGTGATGTAATTTCGTCTACTTCCTGTTTGTATGTATCAATTGGTAGGATACCATCACCATATTTGGTCCTTCCAAAATATTCACAATGTCCTTTCTCTTTGGCCAAGTTATTGGATGACTTCAGTAGGTAATATTGGAAAGACTCAGAAAGTTGGTGTACCGCATTCCAAGCTCCCTGTTCACCATATTTGAATCCTAGTTTAGCCAGGTAATGAGCCAGACCAATGAATCCAATCCCTAGAGAACGTCTTGACTTGGTCGCAATCTCCGCTGCCTTAATTGGATAATCTTGGTAATCAATCAACTCATCCAGAGACCGCACAGAGAGGTCACAGAGGTCCTCCAGTTCCTCATCGGATTTGATCTTACCCACATTGACAGCTGACAAAATGCAAAGGGCAATCTCACCACTCAGATCATCGATATGATTCAATGGATACGTTGGTAAAGTAATCTCCTGACACAAGTTACTCATATTCACCTTGTCTTTGAAAGATGAGTGACTATTACAATGATCAATATTCATAATGTAAATACGACCAGTCTCTGCCCTCTCCTTCAAAAGATCAAGGATCAGCTTCTGTGCCCCGATAGTCTTTCTTGGAACAGACTCATCTGATTCATAACGTACATAGAGATCGTCAAATTTATCAGTACCAAAAGCATCATACAAACCTGGTACGTCATGCGGTGAGAATAGGCTAATCTCTCCATCTGCAATGAAACGTTCGTAGAAAATCTTTGATAGTTGGATGGAGTAGTCAAGTTTCCTCACTCGATTGTCTTCTGTACCTTTGTTGTTCTTAAGAACAATAATATCTTCTATTTCTTGGTGCCAGATTGGGAAGTGGACTGTTGCTGATCCACCTCGGATTCCATTTTGCGTACAGCATCGTACAGTTGATTCAAACTTTTTAAGGAAAGGAACAACGCCAGTGTGTTGAACTTCTCCACCCCTAATTCTAGAGTTGATACCACGTATCCTCCCCGCGTTGATACCGATGCCAGCCCTCTGTGCGACATAACGGCCAATGGCCATATCAGAACTAAAAATGCTATCCAGGGTGTCATCAACATCAACCAGAACACAAGACGCAAACTGGCGTAGGGGAGTTCTGACACCCGCCATGATTGGTGTTGGGATGTTGAGTCTGT